TAGCGAATGACGTAAGGAACATGATGCCCTCTAGAGCCAATAATGCAGCTACCGTTTTAATCACAGTTCTACGGCAATAGCTAGGGTCTTGCTGATATAAATCCTCATACAGATACCCCTTGAGCATCTTATTATGCTCTCTAAACACCGCCATAATAGTCTCAAGCCGTTCAAAGATTTTCTCATTAGCTTTAATGCGCTCAAACAGCCTGTTAGGGTCATTAAAGGCTTCTGCAATGATGCGGAAATAAGCTTTAGCGTGAATAGACTCGCTCATTGAGTGGTATTCGATAAGCTCTACAGCACTACTGTTTGAGAGAATTGGTAAGAACAACCCACTAATAGTGCCAGAGGCGAAGGAGTCAGCAGCCATTTGAAAGCTCAAGTTTTCAATCAATAAGTTAATGACTTCAGGTTCTGCTTCGGCAATATCTATAGCGTCTTTTGCTAAACTCACTTCTTTACTGGGCCAAAAAAGGGCTTGTTGCTCATCGTTTAAGCGGTCTAATTCAGGGTATGGCTGGTTAAGGCTATCGAACAAGCCTAAAGGTTTGCCGAAGAATAGAGGGTAGTCTCCTGTTAAGTTAGAATCGTTTTGAAAGTCAATCTTACGCATTTACATCTCCTAGAGTTTTAAAGGGGCTGCTACTGCAACCCCGTAATTTGTTAAAGTGTGCAGCTCTCGCAGCCAGAGTCTTCAATTATAGTAGACCCCTCACCACGACCAGAGCGTGTGTTGTTATAATATAGTGTCTTAACACCAATACGGTTAGAGTAAAGGTGCTGCCTCACAAGCTCAGCCTTAGAAACTTGAACACCCTCAATCTTGCGAATATAGGTGTCTGCTGAGATTGTCTGGTCACACCATTTCTGGAATATACCGTAATCGTTAAGTAACACATAAGGGTCTAAATCCCACGCTATTTCGTAAGCTAAAGTGTCAATGTGAGGGGCAAAGAACTGTATAGCACCCTTCTCTGATGTCTTGTAAATCATCTTATCCCGTATTGGATACAACCCATTAGTTGAACCTCCAAAGATGCTCGATGACTCACAAGGCATATGCGCTGTGAGTGTACTGAAACGCACACCCTTAGTCAACACTTCTTGTCTCAACGCCTCCCAATCATATTTTAAAGTAGGTTCTCCAATACACAAGTCAGCGTTACGGTTGTAGGTATCTAAAGGAATCCAGCCATCTTGCCATTTAGTCTTACCTATCCACTCAAACTTACCACGTTCTTCAGCTAACCTCACACTAGCCTTTAGCAAGAAGTAGTAGTGGCGTTCAGCTATTTCGTGAATAGTCTCATAGTCTGAATACCGCTTACCGTTTCTAGCTAAATGGAACGCTAAGTTAGTAATGCCTACACCGACACTACGGTATGCTTTAGCCGTAACATCAAATTGAGGGAACGGGTAACTCATGTTATTAATCAAGTTATCGAGTGACTTTAGAATGAAGTATGCAACCTCTTCATAATCTTTGTCATCTTCAATATTAGCGATGTCTATAGCTGAGAGAAAGCACTGTGCTGTTAGGCCGTCTCCATCTTCATAGCTCGTTTTATAAAGCTCTGTAATATGGTTGTAGGGCTTTGTTGGTAACAACACTTCTTGGCAGTTACCTGTCATCACACCATTAAAAACTAAACGGTTACGCTTAGGCTCATGGGCGCAATAGGTATCAGAGTTCTCACAAGGGTTCAAACTCACAACTCTTGACTCAACAATCTCTCCGGAAACGCCTACCCATTTTTCTAAATCCATACCTTCCTCTAGTTGGAACGTTCTGAACTCATATCCAGCCCAATTGTACCACTTATGGTAAGGGGTTACTTTAACCTTAACAATATTTTGAACTATAGTTCTGTCTGAATTAGTTATATAGTTGTCTAGCTCAACCTCGATCATTGGTTGGTTACTACCTGTCTTGGCTACTACAACTTCGGAAAACTCTTCACCGTTCCAAGCGTTTACGGTTTTACCCTCAAGCTTACCTATGGCGACTTCACCAACATCTGTCAGAAGTAATGTCTCTGGCGCAACACATAAATTTGAAAGCCGAATCTCCTCGTTAAAGGGTGTATGCTTATTAACTTCCTCTAAGTTAGCGCGATAGATACGACCAGCCTCTAAACGGTTATCCACAAACTCTGAAAGGATGTCAAAGGCATTTACGACTTTCTTCTTAATAGAGTCATCAGCTAAAACTCTATCCATGATTTCAGTAAACCTGTCATTGCTGAAGTTATCCCAAAGTTCAGGACAATCTACTTTACTCACTAAAGCCCAAGGTTGTTTTTTAGCAGCCCTACGCAAGAAGTCATTGTTCCACAATACACTGTAATCTAGCTGGTCTATGCGCTTAGTTTCTGGAGAGCGCTTTAACTTCAACACCAATAGTGTAAAGATTTCAGGGTCAATCACTCGATAGCTTACTGTAGCACTACCACCTCTGCTTGATTGCTTAACCTCTTTAACAATGCCATCGAGAACGCGATAATGGGGTAGCTTACCCCCAGCTTGTGCGTAACCATTGCGAACAGGGTCTTTAACAGAACGCACATCATACTCAACACCTAAGCCAGCAGAAGATGCTGTAGCCATAAAAGCGATATGCTTAGCAGCTTCGATACCCTGTAGCGTGTCGCCAGCAGTCGTGATTACACAGCTAACGCCTGTGTTATTTAAGGTGCGTTGCTGAGAAAGCACTGGAGATGGTAGGTTAATCTTCTGAGCTGAAATCTTCTGGTAATAACCAATGACGTCAGTTAAAAGAGAACCCTCCAGCATAGACATAGCTATCGCCATATACATATACTGTGGCATTTCCAGCAAGTTACCCTTAGCGTCTTTAACTGCGTATTTATCCCTGAATTGGCGCAATGTAGGGTAGCCGTACATCATATCCTTTTCAGGGTCGTCAGCGATTACCTTAGACATGATTTCTAAATCAGCATCGGTGTAATTCATAGGGCGATAAAAGCCTTTCTGAACCATCTCTTTGTAGTGTGATTTAAAGTCAGGCTTGCACTTGTGAACCTTACGTAACTCGCCTAAGAATAAGCGCCCAGCAATTACGTTGTGGGTGAAATCCTCGCGGTCAAGGCATACTTTAATCAAAGACTCTTGGATGTCCGTAACACTTAAAGGGTTGCGTCCTTGTAGCATCTTAAATGCTTCTAGTGCAATATCTGACCACGTTACATCTAAGTCACCAACAGCCCATACCGCCATTTTATTAATCTTAGAGGCGTCAAAGGGTTCTGTAGAACCGTTACGTTTTACTACTAATGTTTCCATTCACTACTCCTAAATTTTTAAGGGGGATGTTAGAGGTTCTTTTAAACCCTCCGTTGTATCTTACACTGAATCAGTCGCCCTAGCAACCTCTCGCATCTCATAAAGCTCAATCAACCTCTCATTAAGCACCTCATACTCCCTCAAATCCATCTCCAGTTCCTTCTGAAGTCTACTTATATTATCCAGCAATATAGCCTTCCTAGCCCGAATTTCCTGCTCAAGCGCTTTATCATTACTACGCTGCATCATTACCTCCAATATCATCTTCACCATCCATCATCAAAGCTCCTTGAAACAACTCCACACGCGCTATAGCAATCTCAAGCTGCTGCATCAGTCGTTCCCTATAGTCCACTGGAAAATCGCTCTTATACTGCTCCAGCAATTCTTTCATATCACCTTGATTAACACCCATATTAACCTCCAAAGATTAAGAATTTAAAAAGCAGATCCCGTTATCAGGTCTATATCTATTAATTAAAGCTTCCTTAATGCGAGGGTCATCCTCCCTCTGAGCAAGCTCGTTTGCATAAAAGTGCTTAGCATCCCTCCAAGCTAAGTGTGCGGATTCTGGAGTTTCGTGTAACCCCAGATAAACCTTCCGGTTAGTTAAAGGGTTCTTACAGTTAGATTGAAACTTACCAGTCTTGGCGTGGAAGCTCACCCCTATAGGGTAATTACCGCGCATTGAGGCGCTATCTGTGAAAAAGCTGTTTAACTCTTTACTGACAAATACACACTTCTCTGGGGAGTATTCCTTGTTATCATAAAATAAAATATCTTTATCCAGAGACTTACCCTCCCAATCCTGAGTTATCATCCAAGCTCTAAATGCCATAAAGGATTTCCACTTCAAAGATACATAACACCCTTCGTAAGTTGGCCTTTTCTTTAAAGAGTTACTAGAATAGCATCTTTGAATCATACCTTTCCAAGCTCTGAAAAATGGGCAAACTTTAGAAACCCTTTTACCATTAACTACAGTAAAAACTTGAGTAACATAGTCCGCATCGTTTATGCCAAAATTAAAAACAACGGTTGGTTTCCTAGTCATATCAACCCCCAAAAATTCTATCAATCAGCTCCACAACGTACCTTGATGTTAGTTCTTTATCAGGATTGGCTTCTTTAAACGCTTCAATCGCCTGAATCAACATATAGAAATAAGCTAAATCTACACCTACTAGTTGTTGCCGTAAAACCAAAGGGTCATTGAAGTCAATTTCTTTGATTTGAAACGCAATTTTAAGCATCTCTCCAGCACTAACTCTCCAACCTCTTTGCAAGAATTTTTTAAGCCGAAACAATGACGCTAACGGGTATAAGCTTCCAGTATACTTCAGTGTCTTTGACATCATGCTCAAGAGTGCCTTCTCTGGTGTGAATAATTTATCTTCCTTCCAGTCATACCAACATTGAGCGTGAACGAAGTCGAAGTTCTTATGTACCTGTTCAGCGTCACCTGTAAATCGGGTGATAAGCTGAATGCTGTGGGATAGAGTTATAGCGTTGCTCGACATGAACATAACGCGATACTTATCACCAAAGTCCTCAGCATCTTCAGATGCACCGTCAGCGACCACATCAAGCTCACCTGTAGGTTCTGGAGCGTCATCTGAAGCAACCACACCGATAGATGGAATGTAGATGTCTACAACGTTCTCAACCTCACCACGAAGGTTCTTAAGCTCACTGATGCGAACTGTAGTTTCTGTGTAGCCAGGGTTCTTCTTAGCGAACTCTGCAACGTAATATTGAGCTACGGCTAAAGCTGTCTCTTGAGTCTTGAAGTAGATGTCGTAATCATTCACTTTCTCGCCCATCAGCAGCGATACGATGCTACCTCCAGTGACGATAGTGTCACGCTTGATTGATTGTTGAAGTTCGATTGAGCTGATAGAGTTAACCCAATCGGTCAACTTCTTGTTTAATACTTTTCTCACGGTCTTGGTCTGCATTTCTAGTCTCCTTTAGTATAGTCGATAGGTGATGATACGATAATTAAGAGTAATAAGCAAACAAAAAACGCTAAAGGTGTCTCTGCAAGGTTTAACCCTGCATAACTTAAAATACCTCCGTATGCACCACCCTTAATGCAATCGTGAATAAATCTCTTAGTGTTCATATAGTGTCCTCCACATAATTGTTAAATAAAATTTCAAGTATTTTAGCTTCGTTTTCGGGCGTGTCAAGCCAATAGAAGAAGTCATTGCCGTTTTCTATTAAGTGATAAGCTATAGTGGACGGCAACAGATTATATATAGCCTGACCTAGCCTGTACATTGCGCGCGGATCGGTGTTCACTTCAGCTTGGATTGAACGGGCTTTGGCGATGAGTTGTAGCATTTCTAGTTTGTGGAGTTTCATTTTAGCCTCCTTTGGCTCTGTGATTTTAAATGAGTATAAATAAAAAGGGCTGCTTTAGCAACCCCTTTAATCAATTTATTTTATTACGGTTTGAAGCGGTTTCGTAGTGCTTCAGCGATAGCTTCATCATCCTGTAAATCTGCTAAAGCAAGAGCGTGTTGGTGTTTACGCTTACACCATGCTTCGTGGGCAGCTTGAGGGCAAGTGAAGTAACCTAAGTTTTCTTGCTTTTTGGTAAAGGGGTTACTGCATTGAGATACAAACTTACCTGAAGCTTTATGCCAATAAACACCTAAAGGCCATTCGCCTCTAATTGCACCAGAGTCTGTTAAAAACATATTTAAATCCCTATCTACAAACCTGCAAGTTTTTGGGCTGTACACCTTATTATCTTCAAACAAGATGTCTTTATCCAAAGCTTTACCCTCAAAGTCTTGAGTCATCATCCAAGCCTTAAATGTCATAAAGTAAATCCAACCCTCACAGACTGAACAACCTCTATACGTGGGTTGCTTTTTTAAATAAGGCTCGTAATAGCAACGCCTTAACATCTCTTTCCAAACAACATAGTAAGGGCAAGTCCAAACACTTTTCCATCTACCATTAACTTTTTCATACCTATAAACAGGGTCTGGACAGTCGTTAACACCGATACCAAAAATCTTCTTGTTTTTATCTTTCACAAAAACTCCAAAGGCGGCCTAGCCGCCCATTAAATTAATTATTTAGAATACCTATCTTTAAGATACTCCAGACTCACAAACATAGGGTTGAAGCTACCATCTTTAACGTTGTGCTTAACTACAATACCTCTCCAGTGATGGTTCCCTTGTGGCCCCTTATACTCCTCATCATGCTCGTAAGCAGCGCCTGCCACAATACCCCACTGCTGCTTTCCTGATGATGGTAAGAAGCGCGTAGCTACATCCAAGGTCTGCTTATGACCCACACAGAAACTCTCACCTACGGTCTTGAGGATGTTTAAGGCATTCCCACCATAAGGTTTACCTGACATTGGGTTAGCTAGGTAATGCACATAGGCGACACCATTAATTATAACAGGCTTGAGGAAATCTATAACTTCCCATCCCATATCCTTATAACACAAACTGTCCATATTCAAAAACCCGTGTAACTCTGGATTAGCATTAACGTGACGCTCGATGCGGTTCTCATGGTTGCCTAAAGTCAACACCATTCGAGGCTTATACAACACCTTACCGTACTGTTGTAACTGAGACTGCTGTAGTTTATATACAGGCTCAAGCAATAAGTTCATACCTAAGATTGCTGCTTCAATATCCTTTTGAACGCGCTTACCTTCAGCAGACTTCATACCCTTGTCATAGCTCGACAAAGAGGGCATATCGGCGTGGTCTCCTATGTGTACAATAACTTCAGGCTGCTTATCTGCAATGTACTGGCCTATGCGTGATAGGTATCCCATATCAATGCCGTCCTTACACTGCGTATCAGCAATCATTAGGTGCGTACAATTAGGTTTAACGCTCTTACTTGTTTCTATAGTAATTACTTTCAAAGGTGTTTCCTTCTGTTGTTGTTTAAATTCTTTAACAAGCTCAGCAGCCTCTCTCGCCCCAGCAGTCGCTCCAGCACACCAGTAGTTTACAATGCTCTTGCTGACACCTAAAGCAGCAGCTATAGCTCTACTCTTCATCCCTTGCTTCTTTAGCGATAAAGCCTGTTGGATAGTTTCAACGGTGTATTTCATATCAATTCAACTCCATCATAAGTAAGCAGCAAGCTATAGCGCGTTGTGGATGTTCGTGTTCAAAGCTTTCATTGTAGAAGAAGTAACCGTACTCATCGAATGATAAGTCAGCACAGGCAGCACGGCAGTCTTTAATATAAGTCACATCATGTTCCATAGCCAGTGGCATGATGTCGCTCCAGTTGCTTAAGTAGTTCACTATAGCGCTACTTACTATTTCTCCGTTATCTAGTTTCCTATAGCAGCACACATCGTTCTTACTGGAGTTTTTATAGAATGAGTGGAAATTAGGCATCAGTTTTTCAGCTAAAGCTTTATTAATCTCAAAATCACTCATTTGCTCAAGTTGTTCTTTAGTGTATTTCACGAATACATCTCCCCATGTGTTGTAAGGCGTACCATAAGCACACCCTTAGCCTTACTCTTGCGCTCACGCTTATCAAGCTTAGTGAACACAGCATCTCTTGCGGCTAAAGCCTTAGCCATAGCTGAAACATCAGACCAGAGGGCATCCTCTAGCTCACCCATGAACTTGTTTATAGCTTCTTTCTTAATGGCGTTGTATTCAGCGATTGTTAGTGTGGTCACTTACTCACCCCCATTTCAACATTATCTCTAGCCTGTTTAGCCAGAAGCTTTAACTTAGGCTTAGTATACCCTAAAGCCTTCAACACCTTCAACTCGCCCTGACCTTCGCTACGACCTACAATGACGAAATAATCGTCAACAGGTCGGATTTGGATCTCACTATAGCGAGTCTCTCCATTGTAAAGCTGTAGCGACCTTGAAGCTTCTTCAAACGTACTTGCAAACTTGCTGAAGTTACTGTCATTGACTAGACGTAGGGCGGCTGTAGGGCTAACGCCACAGTAATGCAAAAGCTCTTTAGCTGACAATAGGGCTGTTCGAGCTAGAAGCTCAAGTTGCTCTTTATCTAGGCTATAGCGTAAAGCTTCATCATTGATTGTATTGACGATGCTTGAGAGGTTTGAGGTGATTTCCTGTAGGCTGAGTTTGATTCGCTCAGGGGCGTCCGGCCTCAACACGTAGTCGGTTGTAAATGCACAGCCTAAGCGGTGTAGGAGTGCTTGAGCGACAACCATGACATCGCCACATCCATCCACAAGCTCAAGGTAATTGCCCTCTTTAGCAGCATTAAGTGTCTCTTGGATTTCTTCTCTAATGAGTGCTAGAGGGAGTCCTCGTAGGGACTCTAAAGTTGCTTGAGGGTTGTATTGGACGCCTGCTGCGATCTGCCACTGTGTAATTCGGTTTAACTGGCTCATGTGTTAATATACTCCTTTGGTTAAAAACAGACTTTAGTATAAACTAAAAAGGGCTGCTAATGCAACCCCTTTAGTGTTATTTCTCTTTCGAGAGGTACTTGTTGCTGATGGCCTTAAACTGGTTATTACCCCCGACAACCTGCTTCCAGACAATACCCTCGCGGTATGCAGCTCTCAAACCCGCACCATCAGCCATTTCTAGGATGGTTTCAAGCGGTTGCTTCAGTATTTGAGTTGCTTCAAATATCACTGGAACAGTCTGTAAACCGATTTCTTCAGCCATCGCTTCAAACATGCCGAAGCTTACAAAATCGCCTGTCTTAATATCGAAGATGTTATAAGCGAACACCTGATATGTATCAAACTTCTCAAATCCACCTTGAATACCTGCGCCAACAAGCTCGCCCTGAATGGCATATGAACCTCCGTAAATCTCACTCAAGCGTTTAACTTTAGCTAATAAGTCTGAGTTGATAGCGCCTTGAATAAACTTACCTTGGTCTGGTAACGGCACTTCTAAATCAAGTTTAAGCTCTTGGTTGCGGGAGCATACACCTAATGTGTCACTGTCAGCATCGTAAAACACAGTAATGCTGGAGCCGTCCATTTTAAGTGTACCTACGAAATATTCTTCAGCAAGCTCTGAAGTAGACAGCTTGTTGTAGAGGTTCTGAATACGCTCTTGCTCAGACTTCCGCAGAAAGCTAGGGAATGTACCTTTAGCGTCACCGTTGTTACCCACCACTTCAGGCTTCTCGTATTTAACGATACCCAAAAGCTCTGAGTAATCCTTCTCAAAATCAACTTCAGTAATTTCTGGAAACTCTGCTACAGGGATGATAATACCTTGACTATAAACTCCACGCAAGCGCTTAGTCTTTACACGATGACCTAATACCCCGTCAAAAATCTGTGTTCCAAACTTCATAAATGAATTGAAGCGTGAGTCTGACGATGGAAGAAAGCTGTCAATCTCAAAGTAAACCACTAAGTCACCTTCAGTGTGGATACCTTTTTGAGCAACCACTGTCCAGCCGTCTATAGATACAGCTTCAATGGCGTCTGCGTCTTTGATTGGGCTGATTTTTGAAATGGTTCTTACTGTTACTAATTTACGCATTTTAAATCTCCTCTGTTGGTTAATGCTGAGACTATAAACTAAAAGGGCTGCTAATGCAACCCCTTTAGTGTAATTAGAGCGAATATTCTGACTTCCACTTTTTCAGCACATCCAACCCCTCTTGTTCATCACCCCAATCATATTCTGCAACTGACTTCTCTAGCATTGTTATGAAGTGGTCAATAGGGAGTGCTGGGAGGTAGCCTTCACCAAAAGCTTTAATTCGCTCTTGGTAGTTATCCAGCTTATCATCGTCCCAATCAAACTCCGCTTCAAAGGCGTCACAGTGGCTGCAAGAGCCATAAGAACCTGTGACAACTCCAACCTCACCCTCATAGCGAACTAGGGCGTACCAGTCACCTTGGTGTGAACCTGTATACTCATATTCTAAAACTTCACAGCCTGCTGCCTCTAATGCTGAATTATAACTCATTTTAAGTCTCCTCTAGTGGTTAGTGTTAAGACTATAAACTAAAAGGGCTGCTAATGCAACCCCTTTAATATTATTTCTCTAGTGCCTGCACAAACTGTTCTTTAGTCTCAACCCCAACTAACACTCCAGACTTCCCACACAACCACCTAAAGCCATTTTTAGTAGCCCATTCGCCGTGGCTTAATTTGGTGCCGTTTTTCCGAACCTTACTAAAAGGCATGGGTGTAGCTGCATTCTCAAACAACAGTATTAGCTCAATCTCATTACAGCCACTCTTGATATAATAAGGCCATTGATCCAGCATCTTACGCACCCAAACGTATTTAGCAGCCTCTACCGAATCTCTAAAGCGGCCTTTAACCTCTACCACCCACAACTTCCCATTTAGCTGAAACAGGAAGTCAGGCTCATAGGTATGTTCTACAGTATATGGCACTCTATCACCTTTATCTACGTGATGGGTGGCATCTTTAAGCACTGTCTGGTGCAAGTTGTATTCAAGTTGACTATCATAACCTTTTGGTAAGCTCTTAGGCTTACTCTTGAAAAAGCGCTTTCTCATAAAGGCGTCCCCTTATCATCACTTAAGGCTGGAAACGGGAACGCTACAAGGTTCCAGTGGCTGATATGACCACAACCACCGCATTTGCAGCTAACACCCCAGTCACCCACATCTTCCATTTCATGCTTACCTTCAACACCAGTTACAGAAAACCACTGCTGGCAGTTTGGGCATTTAATGTCATTGTGGTAGCGCTTCAGGTGGTTCTCTCTAACTTGTTTCTTCAGCTTCAGATAAAGCCACTTAGTTAACTTCTCAAACATTATTCAATTCCCCTCTAACCTGCATTAGAATCTTACCTAAATTGTTCTCTCCGATACCTTTACAAACACCCCAANAGGTGTCGTTCCAGNGGTTGGTTTCTTCAATATAAGCGTCGCCTGTGGCTAATAACATCTCAGCCATTTCAGGAAGTTTAAACTTCGCCCTAACAACCTGAAGCATAACCTTCAGTTTGATGTCGTCCCAATCAGGTCGAAGTTCAAGCTTTTTAGCGAACCGCTTAGACTCGTAGGGGTTCATATCTACAATCTTCAACCTTAGAGCTTTATCCGTAGTTTTCATAGCTTGATAATAAGCTTCTGAAGTGTAGAATGTATAACCGTTTAAACAAATTGCCCTTGGTAGTAGATACATATTAGACAGAAACCTATATTCATCTTTAAACCCGTTTATACTCTCCATCATTCAAACTCCTTAAGTAAATCTTGAACCTGCCCTTTCTGATACTGAGNACNCCACTGTTTCACAGAACACCATTTCTCACAACGCCGCCATAAGTTACCTTTGCGCTCAACAATGTTATAGTGAACTTTAGCCTTTTCCTGTTGTTCGCTAATGTAAGCTTCAGCTTCCTCTGGTGTATTAAACGAAGCGGAGGGGCGTTTCCCACCCTCTTTAACGACCCCGTAGGTTAGCACTCCTTTGACTTCCTTGGGCGCTATAACGTAGGCTGGAAGCTCTACAGTGGCCTCTAATCCCGCTTTAACCATTTCAGCTTCAGCCTCTGATGCGACAAGG